CAATGATGCTAGCCCTTCTTCGTCACCCCAAGAACTTGTTTCCGTACCGTGTAGGTATGTGATAGCTTTTCCACGACCAAGTGAACCTTTTGCTCTAAGTCCAGCGACTTGATAAAACAAACGGCTGCGGTTCTTGAGGGAAAGCTGATTCCGATTGTGGGCAAGAAGCGGGATTCGATACTCTTTGGGTAAACCTTCCATATACATGGCAAGGGTGCTTCTGAACATATCTCGGTTTTCTTCGGTGTCTGTGGTGAGCGTTCCTTGCAGCCCTGGATGGGTGAAGTGCCAGTAGAGATCAAGTGCGAGTGATATTGTAGTGATTCCAAGTTGCCTTCCTTTCAGGATTACAAAGAAATGCACATCGTCTTGTAAGCCTTTTGAGATTTCATCCATTACATAGGTTTGCGTACCAAGCAAATTACCCATGCGCTTTAAGCCTTGCTCCTTGGTTTCAATCTGTAACTGGGAGCAAAACTGGTAAAAGAGTTGTTTGTTAAAACCCGTCATGTAATGATCCAAGGTAATTTGTTGTCAAACTTCTTGAGCATCCAGGCGTTGCCTTGCTCAAAAAATTCTTTTTGTACTCCGCACCCGCCACCTAAACTAAAGTTAAAGGTGTGCTTATTGGTGCTAGCAAAGTTTGGAAAGAGTTGTTTGGCTGCGTTATAAAAATACCGATCTACGGCTAGGTCTTTGTTGTTAAGCAATATGGCAATCTGGCGTAAATTCTCAGTTTTCATCCCCCACATACACCAGTCCACAAAATGATGACCTTCAATATTCCAAGCATGGTGGTTCTCGCCCAATGCTTCGCAGTTATCCTCAAATAAAAACTTGCCTTTTTGGTCATACACCTTGCGTAAGCTATGCGCCCAATCGTAGCCTTCCTCAATCTTTTTCATAATGGACTTAACATGATGCTCGTCATACCAGTCATCGTCATTGCAAAAGAAAGTGACATCCTCAGTAATAAGCTGTGGCGCAGCAGCTAACCAGCGCTGACCCAACCAGCCGTTACCACCAATGGCATTACCCCAATACGACCAACGAGCTTTGTATTTGGAATAGTCCTGTGTCATGTCGTAAAACTGGGCTAGGCTACTTTCATCATCACCATCACACAACACATAATGCGTGCATGGGTAGGATTGATTCGCAACACTTTGCAAGCAACGCTCTAGCTCTTTACGACCTTGAGTAACGGTAACTACGGCTGCGCTTTTCATTTGTAATCGTCTTTTGGATCAAACGGCATGGAATTTAAACCAACCAAAACGCTACCCGCCTTAATGTTAAAAGTGTGATGTTGTTCTGGTAATACGGTATAAATCTTGCCAATTTGCATGGGCGTGGTTTCGCCATCTTTAATTAGTAAAGTAGCTTCGCCTTCGCACAAAATAAACTTCTCGGTTTTAATTTTGTGATAGTGGTTTCCAATGGTGCAATCCTTTTTAATTTCTAAGAGCTTGGCTTCTGGAAAGCTATGTAATCGTCTGCGGTGATCTTCATGGAATGAACTTAACTTTTTCATTTCAGCATCCATCATTATTTTGACTAACTCGGCAAACTTTACTTTGGGTTCAAATCCTAATATCTGTTTGCTTTTAAGCGCATCGCCACATAACAAATCCACTTCGGCTGGTCTGGTTAGGCTTTTGTCATAGTCAACATAATCTTCCCAGTTATCAATGCCTACGCATTTAAATGCTAACTCCACCCATTCTTTAACGCTATGGGTTTCTCCAGTCGCAATTACAAAATCATCGGGCGTGGGGTGTTGCATAATGGCATAGATCCATTCCACATATTCCTTGGCGTATCCCCAATCTCTCTTGGCATCCAAATTACCCAATACCAGCTTATCCCGTTTTTTGTTTGCAATCTCCGCTACAGCTTTGCAGACTTTTCTGGAAAGAAAGGCTTCACCCCGTCTTGGGCTTTCGTGGTTAAACAAAATCCCGCAATAGACTTTCATGTTGTAGGCTTCTCGCCATACTCTGGCTAACTCATAGGCATGGACTTTCGAGCAGCCATACGGTGAGCGTGGATAGAATGGCGTGGTTTCCCGTTGCGGGGTTTCTTGAACTTTGCCAAACATCTCAGATGAACAGGCTTGGTAAATCTTGCAATCTAAGCCAATGGTGCGTACTGCTTCCATAATCCGCAGTAAGCCATTAGAGTTAATGTCTTGGGTAACATCGGGATGGTCATACGAATCCCGCACCTGGCTCATGGCAGCTAAGTTGTAAATTTCATCTGGGCGCACCTTGTCAATAATCCGATATAGGCTTGTTGCATCTTGCATATCGCCTGTATGCAAAGTAATTTGGTTAATGACTTCATTCAAATTTGATAAATTAGGCTGGCTAATTCTGCGCACCATGCCGTGGACTTCGTATCCTTTGGATAGCAATAGCTCGGTTAAGTACGATCCGTCTTGACCACTAATTCCTGTGATAAACGCTTTCATTGATGTTTTCCTAATCGTTTTTCTTCAAAGTTGGGGAGATCCCAATAAGCGACCTTTAATCGAGCAGAATGATTGCGTGCCAACATAATCAAAGCGTTGTAAGTCATCTCAGAATACTTGGCTTTCCACTCGGCTGCTAGTGCTATCTTGTCCTTCTTCTTTCGACACGCTATGGCTCGCATCATTTCGGTTTTGTATATCAGGCGTTCTTCTGTGATTCTCTCAATGTCGCTCTTGGCTGTCATCCTCACCTACCAATTGCCGTAAATGATCTAACTCAGCCTGGGCTTGCATCAATAGCTTCGAACTTTCGCCATGCACCCGCATTAGTTCATGGAATATTTGCTCCTTATCCATTCTCCAAATGCGCTCCATGTACATCTTTTTGGCTTGGTCGTCTGCCTTCTCAATGTACTGCTCTACGGTCATTGAACCGTTGACCTTATTTAAACCGTTCTCCATCATTTATCCTTTTTTGATAAATAGTTTTCTGCAATACCGCCACAAGTAGGATCACCAGTCCACCAATTACCACTTGGTTTTAAGTAAGGACCATGAGTTGACTTATCAATACAAGGTGTCCAAGTTTTAATTCTTTTCTCTCCGCAATGACAACATATCTCTGGTATTTGAGGTGGATTAGATGTCAGCACAACTCCTTCATCATGCCAGCAATGCGTATGAATTACTGCGTTCTCCATACCCGTACCCCATCCCCTTCTCGTCTAGCGATGAACTTCTTTCCTGATAACTTACCAGCTCGGTAATTGGCGTTACAGACAATCTGAATCTTTGCGCCAGGAACTACAAAACTTTCCCCAATATCCATCTCTTTATATGGGTACACATTACGCTTTTTCTCAGGGGGAATCGGAATATTCTTTTCGATCTCTATATTCATCTTTACTTCTCCTTTCATAACCATATAATACACAACATGATACAAACATACAATGAATATCATCTAGGTGACCAGCTAATCCACCTAAACTATCTTAGGCGACTGTCTTACCTCTACCCTGACTACATCTTTCGCCATTACTGCCAGGACATCTATATCCCGCAATTGCTTGCAGTAGTGGAGGATTTAACGACTATCGAGATTCTCCCACTACGGGAGAGGGCAAATTCTGCGATTAACGCCTGGCTTGGCGTGGATGGATGGTTTTACCGACACCCCAAACAACGCCATTGGGTGGATCTGCACCTGGATTGGTTTGACACCCTTTCCAAGCGCCTAGGGGTGGAGAACCCGATACGCACCAAATACGACCTATTCTTTGAATACCCCGCCTTGAGAAAGAAGGTTTATCAGCCTTTTGATGTTCTCATTATCAATTGTCCACCTGGGAGCAACCAGCTTCCCACTTTCTCCCTAGAGAAGTTCGAGAGCCTAACCAAGAAGCTCTGTGAGGACATGGATGTTATTACGGTCTATCCCACCAAACTATGCCCAAGTACGCTAGAAATGCACATGACCGTAACCGAGATCGGTAACCTAGCGCAGTATTGCCAGTACATCGTAGCGGTGGACACAGGACCTTTGTGGACTACCTACAACCAATGGAACATTGACAAGGTAATCGGTAGAACCATCTACACCACAACCTTTGATTCCATCGACCTCACGCCCAATACCGACATCTTCCAGAAAATCTGATTTTTCTTTGGGGTGGGGTGGGAATGGGGTGCGCTCTTTCCAAGTTCGAAACCCAATCAAATAGCCAAACAAACAGAAACAAGCCACGCAAAAAACGATTGGCTGACCAAAACCATTTTTGGATTAGTTTTAATCTTAGTTTTCCATGCCCTTACCCATGTTTGAAATATCCCCTTTTCGTAATAGGGGAAAGAGTGGCAATCACACTTCAATTCGCTCTAACCCCCATTCCTATATATACGCTATCTACTACACTACTAATACATACTATATATATATAGATATATATATCTATAAGCGTATAGAAAATAGACGATAGCTTATATATATCTATATACGATAGACGATAGAAA